CGTACTCCCACTTCTGCCGCCTGTTCGGACCGGTGTATTTTCGGCGCGATGCGGTGAACACGTGACGAACGAGCGGTGGCCAGCGTCGCGACATTTCGCGGAGCCCCGATCGAATGAACGACCAGAACGCCGCTTCCGTCCACTCACCGCCCGCCCGCGTTCGCGGCACTCGATCGGTCTTTGGCTTGCGACTACGACGCATCGACTTATACTTATCCTTGGATGCGCTGCTTTTTTTCAAGGTTCGTTGTCCCTATAGAGAGAGAGGGTCTAGTAGTAGTATATAGAGTAGTAGTATGTAATTAAGTATAATAAGTAATATATATACTTAATATATTACTACTCTTAGACTTACGTCGACTTCATGACGTACATTAAACAGTTAGTTAACCGACAACTAAGCCACGTTCACAAAAAAATCGGGCCTCGCCCGATACCTTATTTAGCGCTAATTAGCGCTTATTTGCGCGCGTCCCGCGCAATTAACTTTGATCGTTTTAGGATTGCTTTCGGCCTTCCAGAAGTTGCCACCTGCTCAAACGTGATCGCGTTTTGATCACATAAGTCGCGGATGATTTCCTCCCTCTGTCGTCGCGTCAGCCATCGCGTTCGCAAGCTCAGTTTGGTTAGCGTTATCCCCTCATCAGGAATTAGCGCTAACAACCGCTTGACGTTCTGCTCTGTCTGATTCTCGCTGACATGGCCCGCACAGCCAGCAAGTAGCCGACGGGTCAAATAATTCGCCAATGTAATCCCCCATTCCACGTCCGTCAAGACAATTTGTTCCGCTGGCCCTCGTGAGCGTGAGCAGGCATGGAGCAAAGCCAGCTTGGCGGCCTTCTCACCTGATCTTGACCATACCGCCGCTCGCAGGTCGCTTTCCGATTTCCGCCGTTCTGCAATCGCGTCTAAATGCCCCTCATAGCGTTTCAGGGCCTCGCTGGTATGCTGCGCGACACTGACTTGACCGAAACACGATTGGAGTAGTCCGCCAGGGCTGTAGCCCTTCCAGGCGGTCGCCGTTTCAATCAGTGACGCCGGAATCTCGGTTCGTTCCGGAGACGCCCTTTGAACGTCGTAGCCCCTGCCCTCAAAGATCATCAGCCGGCCTACCAGACCCTCGCCGATATTGTCGGTTGTCAAAGTCCGCCAGAATCGCTCTGGCGTGCTCGTGCCATAGATGACCAGGTGGGGTTGATCGATCGTCTTGACTTTCTTGGCATCTGCGTAGGCATCCGCTTTCCACGTCGTCGAACTGCTGCTGTAAAGTTGCATTAAGACGGTCACCACGTTGTAAAGATGCGGCGACTTGCCAGCGTCTTTTGCCGTTTCGAGTAGCCGCGCCATTTCGTCAAGTTGCATCAAACTAACGGGATGATCATCGAGAGCGTTGATGATTCCCGCATGTGATCCGATTCGTTCGCTGCCAACGATCTCCATCCACCCCGCTGCCGCTGGTATTGCTTTGTTCGTTCTTCTCGCCGCCTCTTTACCTGCTCCGCTTTTGGCGAGTCCCAAGACGTAGAGATTCGTCCGCGTATCGAATCGGTCGCTGATCTTGCGGCCTGTCATGGTGGCGAGTAGTGCGATAGCGCCCGCTAGCGCTAGCTCAGGCTGTGGGTACATGCTGCCGGCGAGCGTCCAATCCATGATCTCTTTGAGCGTCCCAGCCGGCTCCAGGCACTCGGCAGGAAATGGGACACCGCAATCGGTCCCGAGGTCGTCGCCGCTGTCTTCCGGCTCCGGTTCAATCGGTTCACCATGCTGGATCACCTCGACCATTGGCGACCGATCGCAGAATAGCGTCATGACGCCGCTAATATCCACCGCGGCGAGCGTCTGAGCGTCGGTGTAATCCTCGAACGTCGGAGCGCCGATCGCTTGCTTTAGCGCTTGCCAATCGCTCATGCCGCACGAGGTATGAAAGCAGCACCCACCCATTTCGCCGCTTTGGCCCTGTGTCACGACGCAATCACGAACGCCATTCTTTCCCGTGTGCCGATCAATGCCAGGGCACCTGATGAACCACTTGACCGGCTCGCCCTGCTCTCGATTGATGACTTCGACGTTCGAACGTGCAAGCCATCGCTCAACATCGAGCCGACCATCGCCGGAGGGGCGAAACGGCAGTAGTCCCGTTGTCGCCTCTGGTCTGGCCTTTGGCGTTTCCAGCAGGGCCGCCAGTTTGCCGATCACGTTTGCAGGTAGCTTGCTAACTTCGCCACTCGGCTCGATGATCCATTGACGGCCCGCCGATGGCGGAAAAACGGTCTGCGCTGCTGCCGACCCGCCACCGCTGCGGATCTCGATTGGTCCCGCCATTACCTTTGCTTTGTTTTTGATTGCTTCGGGCAGGTCGTCGGACCATGCGAATAGCCGATGTTTTCCACGCGACGATTGAAACGTCGGCACGTTGGGAAGCTCACCGTCAAACAATTCCCAGATAGCGTCTTCCGCCTCTGGCGAGTCGGCTTCAAGATCGATGATGCCGCTACGTGGTCCAAGCAGTACTCCCACGCCGTCATGGTCGCAGTCGAATAGTAGACCCACCTTGTCATGGTCGCTCGTCGCTCGATTCGGCCAGTCTTTTCCGACTGGCACTTTGCCCTTGACTGGCACCACATGCCAGCCCAGTCCCGCGTATCGTTTCGCTTCCTCGATAATGGTCATTTGATTCCCCAATTAAAACGGTACCTGATCCCATTCATTGCCACCGGTTGGAGCCACGCCCCAGACATCAGACAAATACGCCTGAATGTCTTTTGCGTCGGTAAATTCAAACGCCTGGTCGTAATTCCGATCGAAAACAAATTTCCCAGTCGTTGGCCACCATTCGGCCATTTTCTCACCGTGATACCACCGCCAATGTTTGCCCTGATTACTCATCTCGAATCGGATGCCGCATTCAGCGGCCCACGCCTCAGGGCCTTCCTGTTTCATCTCGTCGAGTTCTGGAACTGGTCCAAGAACGTAATCGATTACCCGTGTCCATTTACCATCCGGTTTCGTGCGGATTGATAACGTCTCAGCCACGCCCAGCCTTGACCAAACGCCAATGGCTTCCTCGATCGTCTTGACTGCCACCCGCGACCGCTTGCACCACCATTTGGCGGCCTTGTCTCCAGCGAAACCTTCATGCTCGATGCATACCCACTCGCTCACAACTTGCGGAACGTCGCTTGTGCCGTCAGCTCGAATACATTCATAGTCAACTCGTAGCGTCCGGCTTTGCGTTTTCTTGTTGACGTGCAGCGTCATATTGACGCCCTGCACTTCCCACTCAACCGCTTCAATCTGCGATAGCAGCACGGGTGCATCGGTCGCACTATCGCCGTGTGACGGCTCGGCCTTGATCTCTTGTACAGCTCCGCACTCCGGGCAGAATCTCGCTAGTGGGTGAATCGATTCCTGGCACTGTGGGCATTTCTTCGTCGGTGCCTCACCGCCTTCGGATTTTTTCTTTTTTCGCTTGCCGTATTCCTTATCGTCGAGCGGACCATGACGGCTGATGTTCTCGCCAAAATCCAGGATCAAGCAATCGCTTTTCGACGGATGCAAGCGAAACCCTCGCCCGCAAATTTGAGCGAATAGACCCGGCGAGCAGGTCGCTCGCAGCACCGCGATACAATCGACATTGGGCGCGTTGAACCCCGTTGTCAAAACGTCAACATTGACCAGCCATCGCAGCGACCCGGCCTTGAATCGCTCCAAGGTTGCGCCGCGCTCAAGCACAGGCGTCGAACCGACCACCAGCCCGACATTCTCGCCGCTCATTTGTTCGAGCGTATACCGCACGCTCTCTGCATGTCCGACGCCGCAGCAAAAAACCAAGATCGATCTGCGCCCAGCGGCTTTTGCTACGATCTCGCTGCAAGCGGCATTGACCACTTCGGGAGCAGCAAAGACGCTTTCCATTTCGTTCGCAATAAACTCGCCAGCCCTGATATGTAGCTGACTGGTATCGACTGACTCAACGGCAGGAGCACTGACGATCTGGCACAAGTAGCCATCATTGATAAGTCGGCCAACGTCAGCCGTGTAACTGACGTGATGAAATATTGACGCGTCACCTTCCGTCAGCTCCCCCTGCCCTGTTCGGTATGGCGTCGCCGTCAGTCCGATCACCCGCATCTTTGGATTGATCTGTTTCAGGTCGTCGAGAAAACGCCGGTACATTCCGGCTTCTTCGACGTTGACAAGATGCGCCTCGTCAATCAGTACCAGATGACGCGCCCCAAACTCACCGGCCTTGCGCCAAACGCTCTGGATGCCGGCGCAAGTAATATTATCGTCGGTCTGCTTGCTACCCAGCCCTGCTGAGTAAATGCCGACTTTCTCGCCCGGCAGAATGCCGGATATTTCACCGGCATTCTGCTGGAGTAATTCTTTGCGATGTGCCAGCGCCAGCACTCGGCGCCCGAGGTCCGTTGTTCGCTTCGCCAGCGACGCAATCACGATTGATTTACCGGCACCCGTCGGCAAGACAATCAGCGGATTGCCTTGTCGAGTTAGCAGGTCATTCCAGGTCGATTCGATTGCTTCGCGCTGATACCATCGCAGCTCCACGTCGATCACTCCTTAAAACGGGTCGGCATTCGCTGGTGTGGCGGCAGGTGCCGACGTCGGCGCAGTCGTCGCCGCGTCGCCAGTCTTGAGGTATTTTTCAACCTTTTTGACGCGATTGCGCGGTTGCTCGCCAGTTTGGTCAACAGTCAAAGTGACCGAAAACACCTTGTTAAAAAGCGAATTGGTGTCCATAACAACTCCAGCCCCAACGGCGGCACAATAGGATTTCAACCGCTGCTCTGCCATCCGTCTTGTTTCTGGCGTTGGGTGCCCAAGGTTGAGATTGTCCCAAAGCTTACGCCCTGCGAATTCAGGCGGAGCGACAATTTCGAGCGTAACAGACATGTACTTATTGTTTTTGCTACTTGTCTTAACCTCGGTGCCTGTCATCACCGCACGATACGTTCCGGCAGGTAAAACTTCGCTCTTGACGTCATCCGGGTTAAATCCCTGACCGCCGAAAAATTCACCTAAGTTACTCATGATTCACTTCTCCCGTTTTCACGTTGTCACTTCCACCAACCACAGCCGCCGAACCACTCGACGGCCAGTATTTCGCGTATTCGCTCCATTTCATCGGCAACTCAGCAGGCAGGTTTAAGCGGTTCTTTGCTTGAACCGCTGCGCTCCGCGTCGTGCGGATGTACCGTTCGTCATCACCGATGCCGAGGTATCGTTTTTGATTTGGCTTTCCGCTGTTATCAGCTGTTCTGACGAACGTGCGAAACGACGCAAACAAGACTTCATCGCACCATTCGCGCAGGATCGATGCCGCCGCTTTGTGAACGTCGGGCGCCCACTGGTCATACTGCTCTGACTCAGGGTTGTTGACCTTGACAGGCGAGCAATGGCCGAGAATGACAATATTCATCTGCCGCTTAGCCATCAGCGTTTCAAGGCTGGCAAGGAATCGCTGCAGCGTCGTGGCCGCTTCCACGTATCCTTTTCCGTAACCGCCAGCCGCTTTCTCGATCGAATCGACGTTCGATTTGGCGCACACTTCCTTGTGAATCAGGTGTTCCATCCAATCAATCGTATCGATTACGACAGACTTAAACTCGTGCGGCTCGTTCATCAGGTCGCTATAGACCTGGCGGATTTCTTCCCACGAGTTCAGCCGCCCCGACGAAACGACGTCAAGATCGCCGACACCGCCCTCGCAATCAATGAAGTAGGGAGCCGGAGCACCAGCCGCCCAGGTTGATTTGCCGACGCCTTCCTGCCCGTAGAGCAGCACTCGGCGCGGCCTTTGCTGCTTCCCCTTTACGATTTTCATAATGCCACCTTCGTTCAAATGAAAAGCTCGTCGCCGACCGGTCCTAGGGCCTGGTTGGCGCTCAAGAATCGCGCGAGACTTCCCCCGGC